AGCAACTCCAACACCTGTAGCAGAGGCTCCTGTTCCTGCACCACAAACTGAAACTGTGGCAGCACCAGCGGCAGCACCTGAAGGTGAAAGCAAGCGGGCAGAAGACATCCTTGCGATGATCCGTAACCGCCAATCATAAGGCACAGAGGGCGGCATATGTCGCCCTCTATTCTCACATGATATACTACAATAACGAACTGATATATCCTAAACTCTGTGCGGTACTTGAATTGCCAGCACAGCGTTTTGTGTATCCTATTTTTAAAAATGCTAGTAGCAGTTTAGAAGAACTAAGTGTGGGCAAAGTATACAATAATAAAATAAATGATCGTACTCAAACAGTTGATGTATATTGGCGAGAAGCAAGCACGAGATTCCACAGTGGTGTAAATACATATCTACGCTTTAATCCACTGCTTGAACCTAAAACTCTAATTCACCTAATACAACGAGGTGAACTTGTAAATAGGCACTTTATGCCACAGTACATGTGGTTGTGTCATTTGTATAAGCACTATACAGGTACAATAAACATCTTAGATGTAAATAATTTAGATATATCTGTACATAAAAATCGTAGCGGATATATTGGAGAATACTGTGTTGCTCCAGCACATTGGATAGATTTAGATAATCTTATATTTGATAAATTTGCAGGTGAAACCACAGTTATAGAAGAAATAAATGAGTACATAGAAAGCCAAAGTCGAGTATTGTATAACAAATGTATTGCCCAAGAATAGGACATTATGCTAGACTGAATAGCAACGGAACAATTGGGTGTTGTGGGCACATGGTAAATCCACAACAGTTTCCAACATTTCGCGCTCTTGAAAACAGTGCTTGGCAAGAGCGACTGCGCTACCAAATGAACAAAGATGAATGGCCTGATGAATGTATACGTTGCAAACAAACAGAAGCACATAACGGCACAAGTGTTAGACTAGCAAGCATTGAACGTAATAAAATTTTAAGTAAGTTTGCCAAGGACTATATACAACTTGGCGGTACATTGGATAACTACTGTAATAGTGCTTGTGTAACGTGTAATCCAAATCTTAGTACTAAGATCGGCAATTTAAAAAAATCTCTAGTAATCAAAGATAACTATGAACTATATAAAACACTTCCGCTTGATCGTGTAGTGGAAATAGATATTAATGGCGGTGAACCTAGTATAAGTGTTAATTATAATAATCTACTAGATAACTTGCCAGACAGTATAAAAGTTGTACGCATTAACACGAACGGTAATCGAAAAATTAAACAATTAACTAAATTACTTAATAGTGGAATAGCAGTCATAGTTACAGTAAGTTTTGACGGCATTGGTGCTGTACACGATTATATAAGGTATCCAGTAAAGTGGAGTAATTTTAAAGTAAACTTGGAATACTATAGTGAGTTAAGTAAGCAATACGCTAAATTAAAGTTAGACACTTGGACTACTGTTAGTGCGTTAAATGTAAACTATCTTACTGACATTCAGAAATATTGCAAAGACCGTGGTATTAGACATAGTTATGCATTTTTGGATACTCCTAAGGTATTAAATGTAAAATATAAAAATTGGTTTACTGCACAAGTTGACGTATCTGGTGTAGCAATAGATAAAGATAATACAGCAGAGCTTACTGCTTTTTTAGAATTAGAAGAAATGTGTAGACCTGGAATTGAAAGATTTTGGATTTGACATTAATTAACATCTGTAATATAATATAATAATAGGCACATAGGAGATATACATGGCAAAGCCGTTTGACGTAAGTAAATTTAGAAAAGATATCACAAAAAGCATCGATGGATTAAGCATCGGCTTTCATGATCCTACAGATTGGATTAGTACAGGCAGTTATGCACTTAACTATCTGATTAGCGGAGATTTTCATCGTGGTGTGCCCATGGGTAAAGTTACAGTGTTTGCCGGTGAGTCAGGTGCAGGCAAAAGTTACTTTGCAAGTGGCAACATTATTAGAGCGGCACAAGAACAAGGTATCTTTGTTGTAGTAATCGACAGTGAGAACGCACTAGACGAAAGTTGGTTACAAGCACTTGGTGTTGATACAGATGAAAGCAAACTGCTTAAACTTAGTATGAGCATGATTGATGATGTTGCTAAAACATTCAGTACATTTATGTCAGACTATAAAGCAATGGCAGAGGAAGATCGTCCTAAAGTACTATTTGTACTAGATAGTTTGGGCATGATGATGACACCCACTGATGTTGACCAGTTTAACAAAGGCGACATGAAAGGTGACATGGGACGTAAACCTAAGGCACTTACTAGTCTTGTGCGTAACACAGTTAACATGATTGGCAGTTACAATGTAGGTATGGTGTGTACTAACCACACATATGCAAGTCAGGATATGTTTGATCCAGATGACAAGATCAGTGGTGGGCAAGGCTTTATCTATGCAAGTAGTATTGTTATTGCAATGCGAAAACTTAAACTAAAAGTAGACGCAGATGGTAATAAGACTACTACAGTACAAGGTATTCGTGCTGCGTGTAAAGTTATGAAAACACGTTATGCAAAGCCGTTTGAAGCAGTACAAGTACAGATTCCATATGAAACAGGCATGGATCCATACAGTGGATTGCTTGACTTATTTGAAGCAAAAGGCATGCTTACTAAACAAGGTAATCGACTAAAGTATACGACTACTGCAGGTGAAGAAATGCTTGAGTTCCGCAAAGGCTGGACAGGTGATAAACTGCAAGTAATTATGGATGACATTAGTAATGCAGATGGGCTAAGTATTGATGATATCGTTGAGGGCACAGTAACAGAAGATGTAATTGATCCAGAAACAGGCGAAGTATTAGAGGAAAACAATGAGTGACGTTGAAGTTGTAATTGACGCTTATAAAATTCTTAAAGAGTACATACCAGCAAAAGACAGACAGTTAGCAAGTGATCATTTTGTAGAAGATATGCAAGAGATTCTTGATGAGCAAGACTTGTTTAAACTTGGTGGTGTAGATAAATTCCTTAAAGCAAGTGTCAAAGATTTGCTTGGAGAAGAGGACTTCGAATTCGAAGAAGATGAGTATTGAGCCAATACTATAACAGAATTGTAAATGACTTAGGTGCTATTCCAAGTTTCATTAATTACTATGAAAGCGAATTGGAAGAAGCAAAGCGTGAGTGCCATGTTAAAGGTATTGTAGAACGAAACATTACAGCACTGCCAGGCATTACTGAACATCGTTTTAATCAACTGCAAGAGATTGAAGCGGTGCTTAACTATCTCAACATTCAACTACGCAAGATTAGACGCAAGCATTTCCAAAAGTATTTGGAAGGATATGCCCGTGCGCTAACAAGTCGTGATGCTGAAAAGTATGTAGATGGTGAAGATGAAGTTATCGACTTTGAAACTATTATTAACGAAGTAGCATTACTCCGCAATAGATGGCTAGGCATTATGAAAGGCTTGGACACAAAGCAGTGGCAAATGGGACATGTTGTTCGTTTGCGTACAGCAGGTATGGAAGATATTAGAATTGACTAACAAGACACTGGGTGAACAAACGCTTGAGTATCTCAATCAGTTTGATGATTTTAAGCGCAGTATTAAACACATGGCTGACCTAGGGTGTGGCAACGGCACTCATATAGAATACTGGGCAAACATGCGTGATTTTAATGAAGATGGCGAGCCTGGTAGATACTTGGATATTACATGTCACGGTCTTGATTATAACAGTGAACAAATAGAGCCACAACGGTCCAACATACGTTACAAGAACCATGATCTTAACACTGATAATCCAATGACACCGGTTCCGGTTGATGTTGTTTGGTGTCACGATGTAATGCAATACATCTACAGTCCAGTGGAGTTTTTAGGTCGTGTCAATCGTGCAATGACCTTGGGAGGTATGCTATACCTAAGCGTACCTAGTACAATTAATGTTGTGCATCATATGTTTAAGAACTATACACCTCCTGGACACGTGAATACATTTACTAGTACGCAATTACTTTATTTGTTGGGCCTAAACGGTTTCGATATTAAAGATTTTTATTTGCAAAAGCGCAAGTATGAGGACATTATCCAAGTAGTAGTATACAAAGAAAGAGATCCGTTGCCTTATGATACAACATGGTATGCAATGACAGACATGGATATTGTAAGTGACAACATGCGAGAAATTATCATGCGAAACGGAATACTAGAGGATCAGGGCCTTGTAACTACTTGGCTAGATGGTACAGTGCAAGATTATAGATGGCATACATAAGTCACAAAAAAAGCAGCGTTTCCGCTGCTTTTTTATTATCCTAAATATAAACTAGAATTTTACTGCAATACCAAATGCTGTAGTTTTCTCACTAGCAGTCTTGTCATCTGATGTATTTTCAGCAAATGCAACTAGACCTGGTGCTACAGTATATTGTGCGCCAAATGTAATTTCATCGCTTGATACTGTACCAGCTGATTCTGCTTTCATTGTTTCAACTCCAATCATAAGTGCATCACTAACGTCGAATGTTGCGCCCATTGTAGTTGTGTCTGTGTCAACGTCTGCTGCAGTTGTTGCTGTATGCTTTTCGTAAGCAAGACCAATTGGTCCTACATTGCCAGTTACATTCATAAGTAGTTCTTCTGAATCATCAGCATTTTTCATCTGACCTGCACCAACAGTTGCATATCCTAAGTCGTATGTACCACTGTAAGCATAGCCTTCGCCTGCTGATGTGCCATAATCATTACCAGTTGCATTACTAACATTCAATGTAAGTCCACCGATTGGTGATAGACTTAAAATACTTGAATGATCTGTGCTTGGTGAGCCATTACCTAATACATATGTAAAGTCAGTTGTGTCGTCGATAGCATCAAGCGCACTGTTTACATCACCTAGATCAAGTTTAAATCCATCATTAGCAATAGTAATACTGTTGCCGCCATCATCATTGCCGTCTTGGTCAAGATTAAAATCTGCACCGTATGTCATGCCTGTGTCTGTACTAGTACTTGCTTTAAAGTTAATATCACCATCCATTACTGTTGATGTTGTTCCGTCGTTGTCCTGGTATGACCATTCCATGTCTCCGCCGATAGTTACATCAGCCATAACAGGTGTTGTCAATACTGCCAGTAGAGCAGTAGTTGCGAGTAGTCTTTTCATTGTCTTATATTTCCTTCTGGGGGGTTAGTTTACAGCATTTATTGCTGTTTTGTTCTTTATTATGCTTGCAAAAAGGTGAGTTAACACGAATAGCTTGGCGAAAACATAACAAGGATATTTATAGTAATTTTATTACTTTGTTGCTAAAAAAGCAATATATTCTTAACCTGGTGTGTGATTTCTTTTATTTGTGTTGCAAATATGCAACACTATAGTTTTGCTCTTATGCGATTCCACTGTACGCCAATTTCATCTGCAAACCATTCAGTGTATGTCATGCGACTCAGCCACACATGTCTGTTGGGCTTGCTTAACCATCCGCCCATGCTAGTTCCAACATCATATGCTAAACTACTTTCACTTACTATTGCAGGTACACCTTGTATGACGCTGTTAATGCCTGCATTGCTACTATGGCTTACAGTAAAGTGTGTATGCTTTAGCATATGCTCTAAATCAAAACTGTCATATGTTTGTTGCACATGCTTGGGTATGTTCCAAGTTACGTCTTGTTCTTTATACCACTGCATGTCACATGCCCAGTGCAGCGACTCTCTATAGCGAGGATGACTACGAACAACTATAGGCTTGTCTGTAAACTTGCGTATTTGTGCAATAGTATCACGATAGTATGTATCCATATCAGGCATATCACGCCACTGTTCACTGTGTCCGTGTTGTCCACATATTAGTACATATTCACCATGTTGTTTCCAAGGTTGCAATACAATACCAAACTTTTGTAGTCTATCGTCTGGCATGTAATTATCCACTGCAAAGTCTGCATCTCTGTTGATCCCGTTTATACCCAACTTCCAAGTAGTATTGCGTATAAGCCCGCCCACTTCAATGACAATAACTGGCTTATTCTGTGCGCGGTAGTGATCCCAAACACGCTTGTTTGCACTCATCTTACCATACCACAACACACTCCATATAAGAGCAGCATCAGCATCCATATCATTTTCTACTAGTGTGTCTGTACTTTGTATAGCATCCACAAGTTGCGGATAAACTTCATTTGCATTACCTGGTAAGTTGTTTGGAAAGTGAGATATTTTCATTTGTATTCTAAAACCTATAAATAGTTATATGCGCACATTATCAGTATTTACCACTTGGCACAAGACGGGCTATAAGAAATATGGCAAACAGTTCATTGAAGGATACAATGCATGCTGGCCCAAGGAAGTGCCTCTAACTATATATGCAGAGGATCACAATCCAGATGTACAGGGTAATCCTATGATTACACTAACAGATCAACGAACAGCGTTGCCAGATTTAAAAAGTTGGCAACTAAGACACAAAGACAATCCACATGCACATGGACATAATAAAGATAAAACTAAAAAAAGTTTTCTCTGGGATGCAAGTCGCTTTGCAAACAAAGTATTTGCACTTTGGCACTTTGCAGAACACTGCAACACAGACATCTTTATTTGGTGTGACGGTGATGTAAGAACACATACACCTATGACACTGGAGTTTATACACAGCATTGCTCCTAGTGAAAATCAACTTGCTACATACTTGGGACGCAGGACTTGGCCCGAGTGCGGCTGGATGATGTTTAATCGCAACCATCCAAAGTTCGCGGAGTTTATGGAGCAGTGGCGTTGGATATACGAAAGCGATGACATCTTTGAACATGATGAATACCATGATAGTTTTATCTTTGGCGAACTAGTGGAAGACTTTAAAGCAGTGGGTGTAGAATTTAATGACCTAGGCGGACCAGACAAAGGTGGACATATTTTTATTAATAGTCCATTGGGAGCATACATGGATCACTTAAAAGGCTTTAGAAAAGAAGTTGGAAAAAGTCTAGCAGGTGACCTAGTAGGTGGATTTCAACACAGTGATAATCCTCATTGGCAAGACCTAAGACAAGTTAGTAAACAACAAATACGAGCAGAGAAAATGAAAAATCCACATGAGTATGATGCAACACAAGAACAAAAAAGTAAGGGGATAAAATGAGTAACCTAAGTGTATTACAAAA